CCGCCATAGTTGCGGATGCGAACGCGGCAATCGCCGAACTCGTCAACCAAGTCAATCCCGACACGGCCGACGGTTTCATGCAAGATGCAATCGCACGCATCTACTTCCTTGAGCGTTCGCCCGGTGCGCCTACTGTGGTGGCGTGCGATTGCATTGGTGCGTTCGGCACGGTGATACCGCCCGGCGCGCAGGCGCAAGACACGAGCGGCAACCGCTACGTGTGCATTGACGGCGGCACTATCCCGGTGAGCGGCACTATCTCGCTCAACTTTGCTAACGTCGTAGACGGGCCGATCCCGTGCCCGGCCGACACGTTAGTAACGATTTACAAAGCAATCCCCGGATGGGACAGCATCAACAATCCGCTCGACGGCGTACTAGGGCGGCTTGTGGAGTCTCGCGCAGAGTTTGAATTCCGCCGCGAGAATAGCGTTGCACTCAATGCCCACGGGAGTAAGGAGGCGATCTACGGGGCGGTGTTCGATGTTGAGGACGTGCTTGATGTGTTTGTTACTGAGAACGTCACCGACACGCCGTTAGCCTACGGAGCGACAAACTACATGCTCGCGCCGCATTCGGTCTATGTCGGCGTGGTGGGTGGTGAGGGGCAGGAAATCGGACAGGCGATCTACAACAAAAAAGACCTTGGCTGTAACATGAACGGCAATACTACTGTTGTCGTCACGGATGAGAGCTACACGCCGCCGAAGCCTACCTATAACATCACGTTCAACCGCCCCACGCCGTTGCCGATTTTCTTCCGTGTTGAGCTGACGGACTCGTCTAGCTTGCCGTCGAATATCGAACAGCTTGTAAAGGATGCGATTATTGCGAGCTTCAATGGCGTAGACGGCTCGCCGCGCATCCGCATTGGCGGCCTGATTCTCGCATCGAAGTTTTACACCCCGGTAAATCGGATCGGGCCGGAGGTGTCCATTCTGTCTATCCTGATTGGTTTGTCGGACCCTGCGGCGTTGAATTCGATTACTGCCGGGATCGATCAAGCCCCCACGGTGAGCGAGGATGATATCGACGTTATCCTAACCCCATGATCGACGTAGAACGCACAATCATATCGCAGTACGCCAACTCGCCCACGTTGGTGCAGCTCATTCAAAATATGAATGAGTACATCGACCCGCGCGCGAATATCGAAGCGTTCTTCAACTTTGTTTGGAATGTTGACACGGCGGTAGGCTTCGGGCTGGACATTTGGGGCCGCATCGTGGGCGTGTCTCGTTTGTTGCAGATTCCTGGCGCCGATCCAATCGTAGGGTTCGATAACGCCAGCTTCCCCGATGATTGGTTCCCCATGAGTCAGGGACGCTTTGCGCTGGAGAACGAAGTAACAACGGCGTATGAATTGCCGGACGATGCCTACCGCGTGCTCATCTTGACCAAGGCACTCGCTAACATCGTCTCGACGACTTCGCCAGCGTTAAACCAACTGCTCAAAAATATGTTCCCTGGTCGTGGGCGTGCCTACGTGCGCGATCTTGGGAACATGGCGATGCAGTTTGTTTTTAATTTCCAGCTTACAACCGTAGAGTATGCCATCCTGACGCAGTCGGGCGCGCTGCCCCATCCGGCCGGCGTGTTCTACTCTGTCATCGTTGTGCGGTCCGGGTTGTTTGGGTTCCAAGGTCAAGGTAGCACTGTTCGTCCGTTCAACTTCGGCGTGTTCAATTCGAGGCCGCAATAATGGCTGCTCCATATCCTGTTGTAGTTCCCAAAGCCTTCGCGCTCAACGCGGACCCGAGCCGGCGCAATGTCATCCCCGACACCACCGGCAGCACACAGCGCGCGTCTTGGGATATCGGCTACCCGCCGCTCACCATGACGCCCGTAGTTGCCGGCGGAAAGCCGATGCTCGGCCCGGACATGAACGGCGTTCTTTACATGCTGTCCACGCACACGTTCTACCAACAGGCCGGCATGGCCTATCGGTGGAATGCTGACGTAGTCGTCGCAATCGGAGGGTACGCGCCTGGCACCATCTTGGGCTCAACTGACAACGTCACGCTGTGGTTTAACCTCACGCCAAACAACGCGAGCGACCCGGACGCGGGCGGTGCGGGTTGGGTGCCGATGTATTCCTACGGCATCACCACGTTGCCGCCGTCCAATGGTGGCATTCTCACCCTGACGCCTGCGCAGGCTTCAAAGTCGGTTATCGTTATCTCGGGCGTCCTGGCGGCCAACTTGCAGGTTGTGTTGCCCAATAGCTTGCGGCGTTGGCTCATCGTCAACACCACGAGCGGAGCCTTTACTACGACCGTGAAGACGGCCGCCGGCTCGGGTGTGCAGATTCCCCAAGGCGGATTTACCGGCCCGGTCGAAGTGTACGGCGACGGAACAAACATCTACAACGTGGTCGCGCCTACGACGATCCCCGGCGATGTGGCACCCACGCCCAACACCTTCGCGTTGCGCTCGAATAACGGCTATCTCTACGCTACCTATTTCAACCAAAGTAGCGCGCTCGAAAACTTCACGATCAACGAGGTATATGCGGGCATCGGTGATGGATTCCTGCGCAAGATCAACCGCGCCAACTTCGCGGCCAATTTCCTGTTATCTCAGTTCGCGGGCCAGCTCGCCAACGCGCAGGTTACGCAGGCAAACGTCACGCAACACGCGGCGGCGGTCCTGGCCAATGCTGCCCTTACCGGCACGCCGACGACTCCGACAGCCGGCGCGGGTACGAGCACCACGCAGGTAGCCTCAACGGCGTTTGTACAGAACGCACTGGCGGACCTGTCAGGCGCAGCGAACACGGTTATAAAGTTCGGAGCGGTTGCCTACGGCGGCGGCTCGAATGCCATCAACGTGCCGTTCGTGTTCGGCTCTGCGTTCCCGAACGCGTGTACAGCACTCGTGGCGATGACTCAAGGCGGGAATACGTTCTGTCAGTTGCTCACCAAGAACGCGGCAGGAGCTACGGTTACGGTAACGCAGCGCGAGAGCGGCGGCGGTTTCGGCGCTGGCACCTTCATGTATATTGCAATCGGGAACTAACCTATGAGCGGCGTACCTGCACCCACTTTCCCTATCACCAAGCCGTTCGCTGCGGATGCGATAGACCCGGACTACGTCACGCTCCCCATTCCGGTGCCATCACAAACCGGCACCCTCGTGGGCGCTGCGTCGTTTGATGATGGGTTCCCGCCCGCCACCATGAGCGACCCCGAGACGGAGGGCGGCGTGCCGCCGTTCGGGCAGGATATGAACGGCATTCTGTACATGATTACCCAATACGCTGCGCTCGCGCAGGCGGGGCAAATCGTGCCGTTTAACGGGGATGCCGCCTACGAGTTGGGCGGCTACAAAGTTGGCGCGAAGGTTGCGAGCGTGTCGGTGCCGGGCCGCGTGTGGACAAACTGGCTCGACGGCAACGACGTGGACCCGGATAGCGACTCTACCGGGTGGGCGTCGAGCGATCCACTGCGCGCGGAAGATGCGCCGCTTGCCGGCACCTACGATGATGTGGTGCTGCCGGGGCCAAGTGATTTCATTCTCGATGTGGACTGTTCCGATGGGGACGTGACCTACACGGGATTTATCCCGCAGTCTCTTGGGCAAAAGCTCACCATCTGCCACGTCAACGGCGAGAATTTGATTAACCTTGCGACCCTGATAGGTTCGGCCGCCAACCATCAGATTCGCGGCATTGCCGACGGGCTCACGCTCGTGCAAGGACAAACGGCAACCATCCAATATATCGATGACATTTCTAAGTGGGTGTTCGTATGAACAAAGTTTCTAAGATTCGCTCGGCGGCTGTTGGTTTGTTGCTCGGCCTTAGTGGCGTTGCCCTGGCCGCGACGTTCAACCTATTTAGCCCGGCTAACGGCATCCTGAAAGGCAACGCGAACTCGTACATTACGCAGGCGGCGCTATCGTCTGATGTTATCTCCCTATGGACCGGCACTTGCAACGCAAGCTCCGTCCTCAAGGGGGACGGGAGCTGTGCGGCGGCCGCTACGGGATCGGTTACGAGTGTCGCCCTGACGATGCCGTCGGGGTTAAGCGTTGCCGGCTCGCCCATCACCAGCTCGGGCACCCTGGCAGTAACTACGGCGCTCAACGGCGTAGTGCACGCGAACGGCTCCGGGTTCAGCGCGTCAAACGTGCTACTCGGGTCCGAAGTGACCGGCACCCTCCCCGTGGGAAATGGCGGCACAGGCGCGACGACTCTAACCGGGCTGCTCAAGGGCAACGGCACCTCCGCGTTCACGGCCGCAACTTCGGCTGATGTGATTTCACTATGGACCGGCACTTGCAACGGCTCTAGTTATCTCGCGGGGGACGGAAGCTGCCAAACGGTGAGCGGCGGCGCATCGGGTGCCAATCCCACGGCGAGCGTAGGGCTTACGGCCGTGAATGGCTCCGCGCCTACGTTCTTGCGTTCGGACGGCGCGCCGGCATTGGATCAAAGCATTTCGCCATCGTGGACCGGCTACCACACGTTCGGCGCGACTTCTGCCCGCTACCTTGGTTTGTACGATAGTGCCGCGGGATCGAACGCCAAAAACGTTTTGTTCCGTTCGGGCGGCGGCGGTTTCAATATCTCCAGCGCGACGGATGCCGCGCCTACGACGGCCGTAACAAACATCCTGGCGTCAGTGCGTAGCGGGTCCGCGTGGTCTTCGCTGTCGTTCGGCAATGCCACGGATAACCCCACGGCATCGTTCCTTGGCACTGGTGGGGTGACGTTCAACGGTACGCCGACCATCACCCACGGGGCGAGCGAGACGTTGCTGGCATTGCAGAACACGGCGGCGGGAGCTGACGCCAAAAACACTCTGATTCGATTAAACAGTAGTGGCGCGTTTGCAGTTTGGGGTGCGGCTGACGCCACGCCGACGACGGCAGTAACAAACTTCATGGCGGCCACCCGCACGGGTGCAGCGTGGTCCGCGCTCAATTTCGGAAATACGACCGACAACACGGCGTTTTCCTTTTTGGGCACTGGCACTACAACGTTCGGCTCGGGAAAGGTGGTTCTAAATTTCGGATCGTCTAGCAGTAGCGATGCCGGCCTAACATTTTCGAGCACTCGGCCCGTCATCAACATTTGGGACACTGACGTAACCGATGACCGCGTAGTCATACAAAACAACGGCGGCGACTTTCGCATCGATGCTATAAACGCGGCCGCTTCCGTCATCAATTCTGCGTTCACTATGACGCAGACGGCTGGCGTGGTGGACTCTATCGCGCTCGCTGGCACTGCCATTACCGCCAACGGTCAGACGGTGGCGATAACTCGCACCGGGACATTCAGCGCGACACTTTCGGGATTGGGCGGCACGCCAACGATTCGATACGTGAAGACGGGCCAAACGGTTTGCCTGAACATCCCTACCCATGTCAATCAAACTTCAAGCTCTACGCTGTGGTCCATAACTAACGTCCCTAGCAGCAACCCGGATTTGTCGGCCTCAACTACGCAAGTTCCGGGCGTCTCGGTTTGGGCGCAGGATAATAGCGTCGTGGAAAATGCTTATGCCTCCTTCACGGGAACAAACAACATTCAAGTTGCAAACAATGGGGCAAATGGCGGATTCTCAAATAGCGGCAATTCCGGTTGGTACGCGTTTACCTTCTGCTACATTGCCTTGTTTGCAAACTAATATGGACGAGACACAGCGAGACCTCGGGAGGCTTGAGGGGCGCGTAGAGGCGCAGGGGGAGAGTATTACCGCCCTCACCTCGCGCGTGGATGCAAACCACGATGCCGTTCTTTCGACGGTCGCGGCGAATCATCGCGCCGTAACGGACAAACTCAACGAGCTACTTGCATATCAGGAGCGCCAGAAGGGAGGCGCAAAAGTGTTTTTCGCAATGAGCAGCGCGGCCGCCTCGGGCTTTGGTGCGCTCGCCGCCCTGGCCGTGGACTGGCTCAAGAAATGATAAACACCGGGCAACTTCGTGAGTACGTGATACGGGCGGCGCTGCGGCGACTCGAACCCGTCATCGCGTACAGCGAAGCGGCCGAGGTGTTGGTGTTCGGCACTGGCGCAGTCGAAAGCAACTACACATTCCTCGACCAAACGACCGACGGCCCCGGCCCGGCGTATGGGTTCTGGCAGATGGAAAAGCCGACCTATGAGGACATATGGACAAACTTTGTCCCCGGCGTTGAAGGGTTGCGCGCGAAGCTCTTGGAGATTGCCGGCTTTGATTCGCTCGACCATCCGCCCGTGGTCGAGCTGCACGGTAATCTGTTCTTCGCCGCCGCGATGTGCCGCGTTCACTATCGGCGCGCGCGGGCATCGTTGCCGGCGGCCGACGACGCGCACGCAATGGCGGAGTATTGGAAACAACACTACAATACCGTCCTCGGGGCTGGCACCGTGGGCAAGGCTCTACCGTTCTTCCAGAAGGCAATAACACCATGAGCGGATTTACCGACAAAGCAAAGGCAGTGATTGCCGCCGTAGCTCCCACCATCGGCACGGCGTTGGGTGGTCCGTTTGGTGCCCTGGCCGGCGCGGTCCTGGCGAAAGCCTTGGGCGTGGATACCAAGGACGCAGAGAGCGCCGTTACGGCCGCAATCGCAACGGGCGATCCCGAAGTTTTGTTGAAGCTGAAAACAGCGGAACAGGATTTCATCATCAAATTGGAAGAATTGGGCATACAGCGCGACAAGCTCGCGTTTGACGATCTAGCGAACGCTCGCGCGCGTGAAGTGTCCTTGCGAGACAGCACACCCAAGCAGCTCGCGTGGATGATTATAGGCGGCTTCCTTGTCGTCTCTGCGGCGCAGCTCATCGCAATGATCGGATGGGCCGAGCAGGTGAACAAAATTCCGTCTCAGGGTTGGCTGTTGATCGGCAACATATCGGGCTATCTCGCCAACGAGGCCAAACAAGCGGCCGCCTATTACTTCGGCTCTACGATTGGATCGAAGGAAAAGGACCGGGATATAGCGGCCATCGCGAAGATGCCTTAAGACATAACACGAGCGGTCACGGTGGCTCGTATTATGGAAACTTCGATTTGGGGGTTATCGGTGCGGGGCGGATATTGGGGCTCCGCCTTCGCCTTGCGCTAGGGGACTGTCTTGCGGACTCCTACCTATGCCTCGGGGTTATCTCAGAGCCCCGCACCGCCGACGGGGTGCACCCCATCGAATCCTCAACGACCAGTGACAGCCGACCGAGCCCCAAGACTAGCAAAGCCTGACGGAGCCGTCTAGTCCTCCCATTTCCCGTAGCGGTAAGCCTCCCACGCGTCCGGCACCTTCACCGGCCACGGCTCGCCATCCTCACAACGCGCCCACGCCGGCAGAGAGCCGCGCATCACTTCCATGTAGTGCTGCGTGCTGCCGTAGCCGTTGCGCACTTCGGTGACGTTCTCGTCATGCGTGTGCATGACAATCGGGTAGCCGTGGGATTCCAGCGCAAGCAATGCGTCGGCCTGAATCTCCCGGCACATATGCGAAATAACATTCTGTGTGCACACGCCACCGTAGAGGCTCATCCGTATCCAACCAATCGGCCCCTTCTGTTGGTTGGAATTCCAACCCACGTAAGACATTTCATATTCCCACGGGCTCGCGTAGTTGCGCGTCGAGGGCTGCAACCGTGGCTCGTGGTAGCGGATGAATCCACCCGAAGGTGGCCGGCAATACAGCGTGTCCTCGTGAAGCTGATATAGCACACCGAGCGGCGACCCTGGCCGAGAGCTAAAGCACTGGCCGGGCGAAAGGATCGCAGAGATTGCCGCGCCCTCTAGCCCATATAAAAGTTGCTGCTCGTTGTGCTTAAATTTGTTGATCGTTTGTCCGCCCCAAAAATTAACTACGTTGGGGATCGCCCCGCGCGTGCGCAGGATCAATTGTTTGATGAAGTCGTCGTCGCCGTACTGCTCGGCTCCGAATCGTTTCCATCCCGATATCCACGCGCCGAAGTCGGCCGACAACACGGCAAGTTTCCCTAGCTGCCGGTCCTCGTGGTGTTTGCCGTGTTGTTTCTTGTAGTCGATATAGAATTGCAGCGGCTTCCCGGTGAGCATTGAAGCCATGGCGTAGTAGATCATTCCGTGAGTGCGGAACACTTCGATGCGCCAAGGCTCGTTAGCCATGCACGAAGTTGCCACGGCCTGAATGCTGGAAAAGTCGGCCGATATCAAACGGTGCCCTGGCGCGGCTATCACCATCGAACGCAAGCAGCTCGCAACGATTTCGAGCGCGTCGTGTTTGGGGTACTCGTATTCGACCAGCTCAAGGCAGCGCGCGCGGATGATCCCAAGGGCGCGCTCTACTTCCTCGGGCTTGGAGAAGATACCTTTGTACAGGTTGGCCGGCTGGACGCCCTGGCCATTCCATAGCCCGGTGTGGGCTCCGTAGTAGGCGTATTGATCGCACAGCCGGCCGGCGGCGTTGGTTTGGGCGCGCAGTGCGAAGTATTTTCTAACGCTCCCGAAGGAGAGCATTTGCCGAATCCGCAACACGCGGAGGACAGATTCAGGGTAATCCTTACGTTGCAGTGCTTCGGCGATGGTATCTTCATCGAGGTTAAAAAGGTGGACCCCATGAAAACGCAACCATTCGAGAGTCTTGGCGACCTCGGTAGACTCCTGCACTTTGCCGTGCGTAAGTCGCCGCAGCTCACCATTATATTTTTGTTCGCACTGCTCAATGATCGTTATGCAGTCCTCGACCGCGTTTCGATCAATCTGCATCCCCCGGAAGTTGACGCGCAAATCCAAGAGCCAGATAGGCAGCTCGCGAGCGGACAAGTCTGCGAGACGCACCGAGGCTTCCGCTTCTGTGCGTATGTCCTGCCGGTTGTAGGCGTAAAATAACTGGAAATCCTCGGCGGCCGTAAAGGGCGTCCAACGCAACGCAGCGTTGCCCTTTGTTGGCTGCCGAGGCTTGGTTAGTTTGTTGATTAGCGCCTTACCCTTCGGGTCTTTGCGCTCCGACAAACGTAGCACTCGGCCTAGATCGTCGAGGCCGCCGGGGTATGCGCTTGCGCGAGCTTTGGCCATCGAATCGCGGCACTGCTCGGGCCGTAGCGGCGGCCACCCTAGCGTGGGCACGGCGTACACGTTCCACACGATGAACTCGAACCCGCCGAGGTTGTGAGCTTCGATTAGGCCGCCGTTGGCGATATGTTCAAGTAACGACGCGGGATGATAGCGTGCGGCGCACTCACAAGGCATCCCGAGGCGCACAGGGCAATCATCGGCGTGCCCACCCTCCGGGTAGCGTGGCAGTCCTGGCGGCGGGAATAGATCGGCGAGCGGGTCCGGTCTCCACCATTGTTCACCGTTGCCGTCTTTGAGATTCCACGAGCAGGAGAGAATGCGGAAGGATGGGTGCTCAACGTAGCAGCGCGCGCCTACGGCCTTGAGGCCGCGTGTCTGCTCGGCGAGCCCCGGCAACGACTTCCATTTGTTCAGCTCGGGCCGCCAAACATAGCCGGCTTCGCTGTACGTCTCGAAATCTAGTTCGGGTAGGACGGTCGCAACGCCGATGCCAGCAACAAACTGTGTGCCGGCCGGTGCTTCACGCCAATTCATCTTTGTACGTTGCTACAAACTTCATAACGGAGTCAACGAATTCCCGCGGATCGCCGAACAATACGCTACGCTCCAAATGCGCGCGTTGGGCTCGGAACGCATCGCTTTGTTTCCGGTCTTCCTTGAGGCGGACGGTATTGTACGCTTCTACTATCTTCATGGCTCGCCGCACGTGCGGGGGCGGTTTGACCTTCTTTTGTTTGGAGCTGTAGAAGTGCAGCGCGCGCAACTGTCCGAGCAAGTACTTACGCTGCTCGCGGATCAACGTAGCTTCGTGTTTCGTCATCGTGGGCACCTCATGCCCTTGCCCCGCCGCTCAGTGCTCTGTGGAAGGTGGACGGACCACAGTAACAAACGAGCGGCGGGGTAGGTGCTCAGTTAGAACGGGATATCGTCGTCATCGTCGAATTCTTTCCGAGGGTGCACCATCTGCGGGTGGTCAAAGTTTCACCATGTGGCCGTGCTGCAAGAGCTGCGCATCGGTCCACCCGCCGTTGCGATAGGTGGCGTAGTTCGCCCCCTGCGGGTTGACCATGCGGTAGCCGGCCGGCGCGCCGAGCGGGTCCACCGGAGCTGCCGGAGGGGCCGCAGGAGGCACAGGGGCCGCCATGGGGGCCGGGGGCACTGCCGGCTGCGCGCCGGGCACCGGGGGCGCGATAAACGCCGGGTTGGGCTGTACGGCGACCGGGGCGGCC